CGGCCGCCCAACCCCAAGGAGCCACCGCATGATTCGCCTCCACGTCGCCGATCTCTCGATCGACGCCGCCGCACCCGACCAACCCCCGTCGAGGTCGATCACCGGCCTCGCCGTTCCCTGGAATGTCGCCACGACCGACAGCCTCGGAACTCGTGTCCTCTTCGAGCAAGGATCACTCCCCGAAGATGGTCGAGCTCCGAAGCTCGTCGAATCACACGATCTCTCCAAGGTCATCGGCCTCGTCACCGAACGAGCCTCGACCGACCAGGGAATGATGTTCACCGCTCGAATCGCATCCACCCGAGCCGGAGACGATGCGCTCGAGCTACTCAAGATGGGAGCCCTCGACGCCGTGAGCGTCGGCGTGGAGCCCGTCGACTACACCTTCGACAAGGATGGAGTAATGCGAGTCCGATCGGCGGTCTGGCACGAACTCAGCCTCGTCACGCTTGGAGCCTTCGAGGAGGCCCGAGTGTATTCAGTCGCCGCCTCGGCACCCGAAGAGGAAACCGAAGCCGACGAACCCGAACCCCAATACCCCGAGCCCGAGGAGGACTCAGCTATGACCGAATCACCCGAACTGATCGAGGCCACGACCCCGATCCCCCCCGTCCAGTACGCCACCGCCAAGAAGTTCTCAATGCCGTCAGCGGCCGAGTACGTCTCCAAGTTCCTCGTCGGAGGATCCGAGTTCGCTGAGTTTAACGCTCAGATCAAAGCGGCCGCCCCGGACGTCACTACTGCAGACACGCCAGGCATCCTCCCGGAGCCGATCGTCGGAGCGACCTACAACGGCTTCCGAGGCCTTCGCCCCGTCATCGACGCCATCGGTACGAAGGCGATGCCGGGAGGCGGCAAAGTGTTCCGCCGCCCGAAGGTCACGACCCACACGACCATCGGAGCCTCGAACGGCGAAAACGTCGCCCTCGACTCCGGGACGTTCGTGATCTCCGATAACCAGGTCACAAAAGCCGTCTATGGCGGTTATGTTCAGCTCTCCGAGGAGGACATGGACTGGACAGATCCGGCCGTCCTCGGTTTGCTCATCGACGACATGGCTCGCATCTATGCGAACCAGACCGACGACGTGGCCGCCGACGCTCTCATCACCGGCACCACGAACACCAACAACTTCACGGTCGCCAACATCGCCGACCCGACCGAATGGGTCACGTGGGTCTACACGGCCGCCTCGGACATCCTCACCGATTCGACCGGCTGGCTCCCGACTCACCTCTTCCTAGCTCCCGACCGTTGGGCCGATCTCGGCCAGCTAGAGGACGGCCAGGGACGCCCCCTCTTCCCGCAGGTCGGCCCGATGAACGCCTACGGCAACCTCGCCCCCGGCTCGACCGCTGGCAACGCCTTCGGTCTCCAGATCGTTGTCGACCGCAACTTCGCCGCCGGTACCCTCGCCATCGGCCACCCGGACGGCTTCGAGATCTACGAACAGCCGAAGGGTGCCATCTCGGTCGAAGCGGCCGACGGCTCGCTGAGCCGCTTCATCAAGTTCCGTGGCTACTTCGCGACTCTGATGATCGACTCGACGAAGTTCATTAAAGCGGCTTTCGTCTGATCCCCTGGAGTCTGGACTATGGCAACGTATTCGATTACTCATCACCAGAGGCTCGACGACGTCGCCGTAGTTCAGACTCTCCAGAGCACCGACATCACGGTCGGCGATCTCATCACCGTCGCCGACGCCGGATCTGGCTTTAACGGCACCGTCACGGTCATCTCGACCGAGAGTTACGAATTTACGGGAGTCGACGACGAAGGGGATCTCCTCTTTAACTACGACATCATTATCCCGAACCAGGTGCTCTACCAGAACGCCGGAGACCCCGTCGAGCGTGAAGCCGTCAGCCCCTACGGGACGATTACATGGACTCAGCAATGTTCGTGGATCGTTGTCGCCGATGTCCAAGAATGGCTCGGCATCGACTCAGCTACGGCGAACGACACCGCTTTCCTCACGACATGCGTCAACGCCTCAAACGACTGGTGCTATCGACGTCGCAAGGCCGGAGGCTACGCCGACTCCCTCACGACCGTCCCCTCTCGGGACGTCAAGCTCGGGACGATCATGTACGCCGCCGTCTTGTACCGTGAGCGAGGCTCAGTCGACTCGTATGCCTCATTCTCCGACATGGGAGCAGGCCAACCGATCCTCAGCCTCGGCCAAGTCCACCGGCTTCTCGGCGTCAACCGGGCGCAGGTGGCCTAATGCCAGCGACCGGCATCTTCGTCGAAGCGATCAACGCCCTAAAGGCGACCATCACCGGCCTCGGCTACAAAGTCGTCACCGACCCTCGGAATGTTCGGCCGCTCACCGTCTACATCGAGCCGCCGACGTTCACGAGCTTCACCTACAACGTCGGAGACCTCACCTGTCGAGTGTCCGTCCTCGCACCGCCACCCGGTAACCAGGACGCCTCCGACTACCTCATGACCGTCGTCGACGCTCTCATGAACTCCACCCTCCCGATCCAGGACGGACGTCCAGGCTCCCTCGACGTAGGAGGCCAGGTTCTTCCGTGCTACGACCTCACCATCCGAATCGCCTCACGGCGTAACTAACCAAGGAGCTCCCAATGGCTACCACCACATACCTCAGCAACCCGAGCGTGACCGTCAACTCGGTCGACCTCTCCGACCAATGTACCTCGGCCGCCGTCACCGTCGGCTACGACCAGCTGGAAACCACCGCCTTCGGATCGTCCGGCCACAGCTTCGCCGCTGGCCTAGAGACCGTCGACGTCACCCTCACGCTCTTCGTCTCGTACGGCACCGGAGAAGTCGAAGACACGCTCCAAAGCCTCATCGGCACCACCACCACCATCGTCGTCAAGCCGTCCGACGATGCGGTCGGAGCATCGAACCCGAGCTACACCGTGACCGGCGCATACCTCGCCAGCCTCCCCGTCATCAACGCCTCCGTCGCCGAGCTCTCGTCCATTGACGTAACCTTCACCGGCGGCACTTGGGCCCGAGCGACCAGCTGAACTAAGGAGTTCCGACATGAAGATCAAGATCCGAATCGACATCGGCGAAGGCCCTGTCGAGGTAGATACCACACTTGCCACGATCGTCGCCTGGGAGCGACGCTTCAAGCGCAAGGCGTCCGACTTTGTAAACGGTATCGGAATCGAGGATCTTGCCTTCATGGCACACGAAGCGTGTAAAGCGCAGAAGATCGTCGTTCCGGCGGTTCTCGATGACTTCATCAAGAAGCTCGAAGCCATCGAGGTCGTCGGAGATGACCCCGTAAACCCTACCGAGGGGACACCTACCGGAGAAGACTCGCCGAGCTCCTAGTCGAGACCGGATGGTGGCCCCCTCACATTGAGTTCGACGTCGAAGATCTAGCGACGGCGATCCACATCATCAACGAATCGAGGAAGAATGGCCGTCAGGGTCGAAGGAGCTAAAGAAGCGATCAAGACGCTCCGCAAGATCGACCCCGAACTCCGTAAGGAGTTCAATGCCGAGGTGCGTCGGATCGCCGCTCCGATCGTCGACGCCGCTAAAGCCAATTACGCCGACACGATGATCCCGTCCGGCACCCGTCGAACATGGACTCAGCGAGGCCGCAAGCTCTTCCCCTTCACCGTGACCAAAGCTCGCCAAGGCGTCCGAGCCAAACCAGACACCCGAGCTCGATCGAGGTCAGTCATCAAGGTCGTCCAGTCGAACCCGGCGGCCGCCATCTACGAGTTCGCCGGAGATGCCACCGACAACCCTCTCGGCTCAGCGTTTACGAAGAAGGGACGATCCCCGGCCCGAGTGATGTGGCCCGTAGCTGAGACCAAGGTCGGAGCGGTCACCGATGAGATGAAGGATCTCGTCAAGAACGTCGAGAAGCTTGTCCAGAAGGAACTCAACTAATGGCCGTTGTCATCCCCATCCTCTCCGAGTTCTCGGATAAAGGCATCCGAGCCGCCGAGAGCGGCTTCAAGAAGCTCGGCGACCTCGCCAAGACCGCCGCCAAAGCCGTCGCCGGAGTGTCAATTGCCGCCGGAGTCGGAGCCGTCAAAGCGATCGACCTCGCCTCCGATCTCTCAGAATCCCAAGCGAAGATCGGCGAGATCTTCGGCGAATCAGCCGCCGACGTCGAGGCGTTCGCCGCTACCGCCGCCAAAGCTCTCGGGCAGTCGAAGCAAAGCGTCCTCGACGCCGCCGGTACTTTCGGAGTGTTCGGCAAAGCGGCCGGACTCACCGGCACCGATCTCTCCGACTTCTCCAATGACTTCACAGCTCT